TTGCTAACATATTAACTCTAACTAAACATTGCAATTTTAATAAGTAATCCAATTACGCTTGCAGTTGAGCCAATTAATATTGCTTCAATGCGCACCAATCTTAACTTAATATTGTCATATTTTTCTAAACATAGCTTTTCATGGTCATCGACTCTTTGCTCTAATATTTGTGAACGGCTCATGTGTTAAATTCCCTATCAACTGAAATTTCTGCATAAGTAGTTTCTGTCGATGCTTTTTGATTTACTAAATAAACATTTACATGCGGGTCATCAACAGGGTCTACAATATCAACCTGGCATAGTTCAACAATCGAACCATCTTCAGCAACTTCTTGGACTTGTGTTAAAGAAAAACTTGGAACGGAAACATTTCGATTGTAAGTTGGCTCTAATGCAGGTGAAGGTGTGATAATTTGTTCTTCAGCAGTGCTCCAATCATAAACTGATGAACTTGTTTCTCTTAGTGTTAATTCAAGCCCTAGTTCCATATTACCTCCAAACTTGTATTCCATAACTTCAAATATTTTTTGATTAAAGCCTAAATTTGGCAAGGTCAACATTACTGAATCACCAGGAGATAGGGTAAACTTTTCTAAATTAACAGCTAATGAAATTTGGTATTGTCTGCGTGACTTTTCTAAATATATTTTTGCTATTCGTTGAGCACGTGCAGTGCTATCAGTAAAAGTTAAATTTATTTGTTTTTCTAATACCTGGCCGTCACTAGCAACATAACTTGCGTTTGTAATTTCAGGATAATTAGTGGGTTGAAAATTAGTTTCTTCAGATTGATATAATCCGACAACTTTATTAAATTGGTCTGAAATCCTGTTTTTTGTTTGTATTTGATAACCGCTTATTAAATCTTTTTCCTCAATAGTTAAGGTTGGAGCTCTGTAAGAACCCGCAAATATACGATAGAGCCCGCCTTCAACAACCATAAATCCTGCCATACTTGTCAAAAGACTCTCAATGTTAGTTTTAATGTCATTTTGAGTGTCAATTACTCCATTACATTCGTATCTTTTTTGTTGCGTAGTTGGAGTTGTGTCTAAGTCAACAAGCTCATCACAAACATTTGCTGAAGCTGTAACGGAAGTCCAGTCAATGTCGTTTGTGCTAAGTCCAAGCCCTAAATCAGACATTAAGTAATTTGCTACACATAATGCAGGATTTTGTGAAAAACCTGATGTTCCTGTTCGTGGGTCATATATATCGTTACGGCCTGACACAATAACGCTAATGTTTGGTATTCCTGAAACCCAAGTCTCAGGGTCATAGGTTAAAACTGATTGTAAAATTGCCATACCTTTAAAATGGTCAGTTGCTGTCAAATCGGTATATGTTGAAAATTTAGTATTTAAAGTTTGAGAAGTAGACGCTCCAAGCATATCAACATAAAATTCTGCTCTTGTTTCTGAATTTGGATAATATCGAGTTGGCGATGTTACAACGCCTGAGCCATTTATTGTTACTTCATCATCGCCAATAAATATTCTGTCAAATGATGAAATTTCATGGGATGCCATTGCAAATAATAAATATAAATATTTTCTATCAGTATTTACGTTGCCTTCAGAAATAAATACATAAGTTCCGCCAACTTTAGCTTTTCCATAAATTAATTTTCTTGATGAAACAGGACTTCTGATGTTTGTTCCACGATTTAGCATTGCATTTAAATCAGGCATCTTAGGTGCTAATGCTGATGAAAGAAGGATGCTACCTCCTAAAATTACCGCTCCTGTTACAGCCATTGCAAAAGCAGAAGTAAATCCAAGAGCAGTTCCAACACCTGTTCCAATACCTACTAAAATGCTTAATATAAAATTTCCTACAGGTGGCATTATTTCATCCTAATGTTTCTAATATCGAAAAAGTGTTCAACAATATCAATTTTAATTCTTTCAATTCCGTGAAGTCCTGGAGCTAGAAAAATATCTTTATAAAATACAAGGGCTGTATCTTTTGAGAAATTATCTATTGCACCAACTGGAGCAATTCCAATGTCACCATCTCTTAATTTGTGTTTGTTGGTTATTCTTTTAAATCTCTTATCAAACAAATCAAACATTGTTGGAATCTTCATTTTTAAGAGTGTTTTTTTTGCACTTTGCGGAGTATTCCAGGTTCTAACATTTTCAAGTTTTAAATGGTCAATTCTAGTACATACTTTAATTGCATCCATACAAAATGTTATGCAATCATTTTCACCCCAAACAAAAGGTTGATTAAGCCTTTCTTCAATAAATTTATCTAAATCAGTCATTAAAATGGAATATTTTTAATTTGTTCATAAATATCTTCTTGTGTTGGAACTTTATAAGTTCTACCAACAATATCAGTTGGAACTCCCCAAAGAATTTCTTTATCTGATTGTATTGCATCAACAAACCTTAGACTTAGGTCGTTTGGAAAAAGTGCAATTTGGTCTTCGTTTGTATAGCGTGTGACCTTGGTTCTTAAAAGGTCAGCAATTCTGTTTTCAATAGTTAAATTTATTGTACTTGTAGTGCCATCAACAAGAACATTCATCACATCCATATAACCTGACAGAAAAAGATAAGGTTGAACTGCTAATTGGCCATTTGTTAAAGTTCCGAAATATATTCTTGCGACTTGGCCTTGATAGTCTTGTAACATTGCATCAGCTATCAAATTACTTGGTATTCCTGATAGGGATAAATTAACCCCCCTAGATTCAACTGATTGTGTTTCTGTAATACTTCCGACTGAGCCTAAATCACCCGTTCCATAATAAATGTCCGAACCGATTGTAATTTGACCAAAACCTGTCCAAAATCTTTGTTCAGCATTGGCAACAGTTATTGAACCGCCCATACCTGAGTGATTTGAACAATAATAATATAAAATGTCACCTTGCGATAAACTTGAATCAACAATCCATTCTGTTTTTGCTCCCGCTTGTCCAGGAATACCACTTATTGTAACTCCAGTTGTATATTCAACACCTCCACCATGAGTGCCATCAGGTGTTGTTGAAAGTCTTAGTGGATGATTAGAATTGCTAATATTACTTTGGTCAAAAACAACAGTGTTTCCCCTACCAACAACCAGGCCATCCCAACTAGCGTTGCTATCAAGTGAGTAAAGGTTACCACCGCCAAGATTAACAACATTAACTATTGTATTTCTTGTTATATTAGGACTAAACATAAGCTCCACAGCATAAAAGGGCTCAAGTGTATCGTCTGAAACATTAAAATTTATATTTTTTGACATTGTTTATTTTTTCTTAGTTTTTTTTGGTGATTTTTTTAACTTTTTTGATGTTTTAGTTGTTTTTTTTGGCTTTTTTGTTTTTTTAGGTAAAACTAAACTTAATAATTTTTTTAAAAATTTAATCATTATATTGACTCCACGGCACTGAAAGAAATGCCATAAATACTCGCTGTGTTAATATTCCAAGTTGTTTCATTTTCAGCGAGTCTAAAAACACCAACGGCATTTGAAGTAATGATTGACTCTGAACCACTTAATGCGGTTCTAATTTGTGGAAAAATGTTGATGTCACTAGCATCACCACTTCCATTTGTGTTTACATCGTCAAGAACCTTTAAAAGTTGCGTTCCAACTTGAATATAATCTCCTGATTTTAGATAGCCTGTTGCAGATGGGGTTGCTCCTGTAATATCTATTGCAGACGAATTAGAGTTTTGCGCACCATTAATTGTAGGTGTTCCAGGTGTTGTTGATGCTGAACCTAGAACAGTTCTTCCATTAGGGTCAGGGCTTAAACTAAATGTTCCATACATTCCTTTTAACTTAATTAAAAATGTTGAAAAAGATTCGAATTGTTCCCTTGTCATTGGTTTTATTGAAATATCACATTCCCAATATTCGCCTGAAGCCCATTTGTAGACTTTTTGCGATTGTGTAAAAGGTGAACTTGTCATTCCAACAGTGTTTTTTGCTACCAATCGAACTGATGAAAAAGACGTATAATTAGGAACTGAAATTGGATAAGTTATGCTCATGAAGGTTGTCCTCTGCGTTGTGCTTCTAATACAGCTCCCCTAGAAGCATCTGCTATACCTGGAAGCATTGACATTACCTGAGACCTTATTTGTGCTGAAACGTCTCCTGAGAGACTAATATTTTGGACAACTGTGACTCCACCGCCACCAAGCTTATTATTCGGTACTATTGTTCCCGATTGATTTGGTACAAACAGCTCTGCTCCACTTCCATTTCCTCCATCACCAACCATATAAGGTCTGCCTTTAGAAACTGAACCACCCATTTTTTTCCCAAAGCCTGACATTGGTATTCCTAAAGCTCCTCCTATCGGAGCTAAAATAGTTCTAAAAATTAACATTTTAATAGCTTGTTTTAATAATGTTTTTCCAAAGTCCTTTAAAGCGTCACCAACAGATTTAGTGCCATCTAAAATACTGTCAAAAGCTCCCTCAAGACCTGATTGAAAACTAACAGCAAATTTCTTGCCTTCCTCAGCGACAGTTGGCAAGTTTTTCTGAATATCTTTTAAGCCCGTACCAAATGAATTTACAAAACTGGTAAATGAACCTTTTGTTTCTTCCTGTGCGGTATTAACACCTTTTAGAGACTGAATATAAGCTTCGCCACCTGCTATAACCTGGTCATAATGTCTAACTTGTGCTTCATCACCCTCTGCTTGCGCCTTAGCTCTTAAATTATAATATTGTAATATTTGCGAGGTTGCTTGCTCAATGGTTTTATTTCCGTCTTCCATGTCCTTATAGAAACGTGCTTCAGTATCAGCAAAGCTAGTATATTCATTAAATTTCTTTATTAAACCCCCAAACAAAGAAGTAATAGAAACTAAGACTGGTGCTAGATTTAATATCGCTTCAGTAAATTGGGTTTTTATTATAGTTGTTCCCAATGACAGTTCTTCATTTAATTTTTCAGCTTGTTTAGTAGTAGAACCTGATAATACTGCACCAGTTGATTGTGCGCTTTCCATTAAAGCACGCATTCCTTCACTGCCTTGAGTCAGTAATCCAACTAATACAGCACCTTCTGAATCAAACGCCTTAAATGACATCCTAAGACGCTCTTGTTGACTTTCAGCACCTTTAACTGCGTCAGCATACTCTAGCAAAACATCATTAGAAGTTTTTATATTACCTGATGAATCCCTTGTCGAGATTCCAAGCATATCTAAAGTTCCTTTTAACTCTCCAGAATTTTTATCTGCTTCACCAAGTCTTCTACTAAATCTTTGCAAGGCCATATCAACTGTTGTTGATTGAACTCCTGCAAATTGCTCACCTGCTAACCTTAATGATTGCAAGTTCTTAGCAGAAAAACCAATTTTGTTTGCTGTAATTTCAATTTGCGAACCAAATTGGATGGCTTCTTTGGTCATTTGACCAAGCTTCATTATGGATGCAACACCAACAAAAGCTCCAATGGAAGCTGACAGACCTCTCATTGCCTTTGTAGAATTTCTTATCGAGCCTTTAAATGAAGAAAAAGCATGTTTACTTTTATCACTTGCAGTTATTCGATTATGTAAATCAACGACCATCTTTTTTCATTCTTTTATTTTCCAAAGTTAAATACGCAATCCAATGATTAAACTCATCAAGAGACATTTCTTTTATTGTGTCGATTGTAGTGTGTAGGCGGTCAGCTACGACATATTGATTCATTAACCAACCGCTTTTGAGTTTCCCTCAGCAGACTCTACAGAAGGAATATCAAAAAGTTTTGCCAACATTATTGTTGATATTGCCGTTATGTAACCTACGTCTAAACCATTTAAAAACATCTTATCTTGTTCTTGAAATATTTTGTTTCCTTCATCGTCAATTAATTTAATAACTAATAAATCAACCATTGCAGTAAACGATGGAATATCTCCATCAGATAAGTCTTTGTAAAAGTTTTTATGATTTTTTCTTAATTTTTCATCTTCACGAACTGTAAGTTTAGTAAAAAAACAGTTAAGGTCTTTGTCTTCACCTTCACCGAGACCTGGCAACTTAACAGGAAATTTCTCTCTGTCTTGTTGCATGGCTTTTAGCCTTTCTGACATATTCATTTTATATAACTGTATCTTCCGTCAAACTTCCAGTACCTTGCAGAGAAACACTAGCTGTGATGACTCCATTGGGTTCTTGTGACCATGATATTCCAGTTAAAAAAGCCTGACCAGTAAGATATTTATCACCTGCTGTTGCGCCTTCATATAAATATGAAACATAAATTGGAGTAGATGCACCAACTGAGCGTTCTAATAATTTTGCTTGTGCTGTGCCATCTTGGTCATAACTAACTTCCATAGTTGAAGACCAGGATTCTTGTGCTGAAGTAAAAGTTTTACTTGCACTTCCGATGTGACTCACATCAACGGATTCTAATTGTTTGTCTACAGAATAGCTTGTACATTGAGCTAAGATATCTGTAGGTGTAGCTGTATCACCTAGTTGAATTTGGGCAATAACGCCTGTATAATACGCCATATTATCTCCTTAAATTATTGGTTTGTAGAATTGTTTGTACTCAGCGTGTAATAAGTAACAGACAAAGTTAATCGAATTATCCCAATGGGTTTTTCTCCCATTACGTCAAATTCTATCTCAGTTGCGGTCAATTCAGATGTTGTAGCTGTATTAGACAATAAAGGATTTGCACCCAATACATCTTCTACCTCTAAACTTATTGTATCTAAAGAGTTCTCAACTGAAGAATTAGTTTCCGCATAGCCTTCAATAATAACGTCTAATTCTCTTGCATAGTTATTAGGACTGAAGTCGCTACGTTGTGATGATTCATTCTGAGTATAAACAACCAGACCTGGTAAGTTTTCAGAAGGTTCTAAATTATATAATCGGGTATCATATACCCTTGAGCCTGTTGTCGTTAATCCTGTTAATAAAGTAACAACTGCGTCTCTTATTTTTTGTCTAGCATGGCTCATTGTAACTGAAGCCTAATTAGTGATATTCCAGTGCCATCTCTTTCTATGACCTTGCAACGATATGATGTTTTTTTTACCCTTCCCTTTGAAGTTATAGGAACTAATAAAAGGTCATTTTGGTCAGATGCGCCATCAGGAATATCATCAGTTTTCATTGTAAAAAAAGGTGAAGATGTTGAAACTCCTGAACCAAATTCATCAAAAGATTCATAAAAGGAATTATCAAAAATTCCTTTTACAATATACTTGTCTTGTGAAGAAACAACTGTCCACTGGCACTCGACAGCAAAATCATTAAGTTCAAAAAAAGCATTACTCGATAAGTTTAGCGTCATCATCATTCTCTATTATTTCAATTATTTCTTCAAGCAGGGTTTCCTCATTGCCTGTAATCACTTCAATTAAACCCCTGGCGGTGTATTTTTCGATATTGCAAGGAACGACATCAATATCATCGCCCTTTTTTCTTTTTTCGCCATTTATGGTTGTTGCTTTTAGCAATTTGACCTTAGTCACGGGTTTTTAAGTCCTTGCTTTTAATAGTTCTATCAGTTTTCTTTGCTTTTTCTTTAGGCTTTGACGTTGATACAATGCCTTTTTTGTACTGTATTAGTTGTCTTG